GGTCTAAACCAGTCCATGATTGGGATTGTCCATTGATTGTTCCTGTTACAGAGGCACTATCGGGGGAAATTGTTGATCCACTTATAGTCAAATTAGAACCGTTAACTGAATATTGATGGCCTGTATTGTAATCGTGAGATACTATATTTTCTACCACTGTTGAAACAGTACGAGTAGTCGAAGTCATACTCCCTTGAGAGAAGTTTGGAACTACAGGCACACTATAAGCAGGAGAACTTATAAGTAATAAGAGTGGCAAAAGCCTCTTCATTACTTAATAGTTAAAGCACTCTCCATGCTACCAATCGCAGAAGTACCTGCACCGCCAGCGGTCAGTGTTACTACACCAGCAGACGTAACTGTACCTGCTAAATTTCCAGCAACACCAGCAGCAGTAGAAGTTACGTTACTAAAATTACCTACAGCACCTACCGAGGGAGCTGAAGTAGGGACTGCATCCGCCTGAGTATATGATTGCGAAAAACTAAATGCGGCTCCTGCTGTATCTTGCGTTGCAGCAATCGTTCCAGGCGAATAAACGCCACTCGTAATTGTCCCAACCGAGACGGTTGACGCAGTTGTTCCATCAGTTGTGTCTATATTTGAGCCAGAGGCTGAAAAACTTGACCCGATTCTTTGGGCTTGTGTTGCAGCAGCGTTAACCGTGAGCTGAGTGCTCGTGGTTATAGCATGGTGAATATCTGCCTGAGCTGGAGCAGCCAGGAATAAAAGAAAAATTAACCTCTTCATTTAAGTTGACCTGTAATCGGATCTATTTCTTTACCAGTTATAGGATCAATCTTTCCAACAGGAGCTTGAACTACCTGTTGAACCTCTTTCCCGTCTGGTGTCTGGATTCGGATAGGAGTCTGAACACGGATGATCTGCTCACCAACACCAGCTTGATTAGCAGCCATCATCTTCTGCATCTCCTCCTTAGATACACCACCGCCACCCTTCTTAGATGCTGCCTGGACCCCAAAGGTAGTGAGAGTCGATGTAAAAATACTTGCAATAAAGGTCGGATCGAAGGTTTGCTTAGCGAATCCTGGGATATCTATGTACGCCAATGTGAGACAGAACCCTGACCACACCACTATTCCTAAACGAACTGCCACTCCGACCAAAGCAATCTGTTCATCCTTATCGGGTGTCATCTCCTGAATCTTATTTAATACACTCTTTTTCTTTTCTTCCTTCTTGTCTGAAGGAGGAACGGTCTGTTGGTCTGCCATAAATAAAAAGAAACACAAGTCAAGATTAGCGATAAACTAAAGCAAATACAAAACTCAGACTATGTGTGGCGGTTTAGGTGAAATGATGAATCAAGGAGAAGAGGAAACTTCTTCTGACTCCAATACATCCAAATGGAATGTATTAAACCCACTTCAAATTCAAAAAACTAGAGATGCTGTTGAAGCAGCTCGTACAGGAAATCCCAATGTAGAACTGGGAGGTGGAACTTTCGGATCAATCTTGGAGCGCAATAGACAACTCCAAGACCAAATCAACAAGATGTAACATGACTGAAATCTGGGCTGCTCTTATTGGTGTAGCTGCTACCACCGTAGTAGTAGCAGTAGGTAACAATAGTTCTAGGAAAGAAAGAGATATACGAGAATTATTCCATAGAGTAAATGCTCTGGAAAAAGAAGTAGTTGCAATAAATAAACCAAGAAATTGGCGTAGCTAATCACAAGTAGTTACGACTTCTTTAGGAAAACAAGCAATATGACCTACATCAAAGGGAAGAATTTCCCATGAATTTGTATCCATTGCAGTTTCCCATGCAGCTTCCCAGCTTTCTGCAACGACTGTAGTTTGAAATCCACCACCTCCTTTCTCAACAGAATATCCAACAAAAGAACCAGGGATACGAATAACCCAAGTCCTTGGTTCTTTAATGACCCACGACTCGCATCCATTCGGCTCCTGCTTTTGCTTTCTGGATTTTCTCAAGAGGAACCCCAAGTATTTGTGAGTCGAGAAGCCCTTCAATATCACCCTTGTACGCAGCCAATTCGAGATCCCAGAGTTCTGATTCTCGTTCTTTGATGGCTCTGTCTTCATCTATAGCAAGTGACTCATTCCAATATTCTATAGCTCCAGCCAAAGAATCCAATCTGTCATCATGTTGTAAACAATTTTTATCAACAGTTAGGTGTGTTAATTGGTGGAAAAGTTGATAACTAAGAGCAGTTTCTACAGGATCATTCTCTCTAGCCTTCGCATCATTTTCTACGACAGACCTATTAACAATCAAACGGTGTTGATTAAGTACAGGCTCTATTGCATTAATGATTCTTCTTTCTTTTTGGACGTTACTTCTAACAGGTTCAATCGTACAGGGGTAGATCTTCCTCAGATATGGCTGTAAAAGGCTCTGTAACATCCCCTGACCGAACTGATCCTCCAAGAGTATGAGTTTTACCTGTTGTCTTTTAGCGGCTTGTGCAAGTCCTTCTAGGACTTTCTCTGTATAACCTTCTTTAAATGCACCTACCTCAAGAATAAAGAGGTTTCCATTCAAATGAGCGACAATAGAGTATGCAGTTTCATCAATTCCCTTACCAGAAGGGTCCACAAACATGACACAACCTTGAAATTCCAACCAGTCACCATGTAAAAACGCAGGTCGATGGTAATAATCACCACTAAAACCGACAGCAGGTAGGTCAGTTATTCGATATTCCGCCCCAGATGACCAAACAATCTTCTCTGGTGCATGGTCTTTTATTTCCATTACAACTAAATCCGATAATCTGAGAGGGAATCTCTCTAAATCCGACAATGTTGTATCTAATTGGAACTGAAGAGTGAACTGTGAACGACCATAACTTGCTTCTCTTTCTAACAAATCAAGATCTGAAAAACGATCGGGATCTGTCGGACGGCCTTTTGACTCTATACATCGCTTTTGAATCACTGGCGCAAGCGATTCTCCATACTTCTCAGGTTTCTCTGGATACCTAGAAGGCCAAATACGACACTCATATCCTCTTAATCTCAATTTGTTATAGATACTTTCTTCAGTTTGGGGCGTTCCTAAGAACACAATCTCTCCACCAGGCTTCAAGATTGCATTAAATTCTCCGACTGAGACTAATAACTTCTCTCTCATTCCTACTGTCCAAGCAGTATTAGGAACCTCAACGTCATCAGCAAGTATTAAATCTGCTCTCGAACCAGTTAACTGCCCAAAAATACCAACCGATTTAACACTAGGACTCTGATCGGGAATCGCTGGTCTTACATCAAACCTATTACTTGCACTCCTTTGCTCATCTTTATCGGGGTCCAAGCATTGTAATAACGACATCTCCCTAATTAATCTCAAACAGAACTGTGCAAAATCATCCGCTCTTGTTTTACTAGCCGACACAACCATAATCTTCTTCTGTGGATCATTCCTCAATAACCACAACACATACGCTGCTGCCATCCAACTCTTTCCTACTCCCCTAAACGCTTCAATAATTCTTCTCTTTGGACCACCCTGCATATATTCCGATATATCTAACTGAACTGGTGTCGGATCTGGTAACTGAAGATGCCTCCATACCAGCACTAAGAAATACCTGAAGTCCTCACTATAAGGTTCAGGTAACTTCTTCCATTCCTTTCTCATCTATGCTCTCTTCTTCTGGAACTCAATCACATTCTCTATATCTGGTAATGCTTTAGCTAACTCCCCAAACTCTGTTTCCTCTACTGGTTGTGCACTGATCTGATTATCCTTCAAAAATTGCCTCAAGATATTTAACTCCGCACTCCCTAATTCCCCCTCCCTTAATCTCTCCATGAATAAATGTGCTAACCCTGCATGTAGCTCACTTAATACTTCTGTTGTCGTTTTCTTTGCCATGTAATTTACTATATCTCATTTACACACTAATAAAAAAGAGGCCCACCCACCACAGGAAGCCCCTTTTTTATTGATCTTTTTTGATGGGGATCTCTAGATCAACACCCCCTTCATAACTAGACTCTTCCCTTCTGTCCACATATGAAGAACAATATGTCCTCTCACTCCCCCCCTATAGGGGTCCATTAGACCACTTTTTTGGTGGAAAAATTTGAGGGGTTGACGAAGAGAAGGAGAGAGGGCAATTCCCCCATAGGGGTCATATATATAGTCTTGATGATCCTGTAGGAATCGTGGAAGGGTCTTGTGTGGTTGTCTCTGTGGTCGCCCAAGATTGACAAAGAGGGGGGTGGGGTCTATATTGATCAATGAGGGGTCTTGTAAGACTCTCTTAGGCTTTGACTAGTTGAGCCTTAATCAACAGAGGCCTCACTGACTTGAGCCTTAATCAAGTGACATGCACGGCACGAGGCTTGGTTCATTAGGCGAGCAGCTCCGCAGTACTTCCCAGCTTGCAGCTAATACGCAGGGACAATCTTTTAGAACCTCGACAATTAACGAGTGAACCTTCCCTAGGGTTTTCATGCGAGTTGAAATCTCCATGCACTAGACAGAGTTTGCAGCTCCTTAATCAATAACCTTTAGCGGTGCGATTAAATGACAAGTTCAAATGCGTTTCTATGGCTGTATGGATTGCACCAGCCGTGATAACCCTATGAAGGGTTTACCCTTCGCCGTCCACCTAGTCAGGTATTACCGACATGGCAACACGCTTTAAGGAAATCAACCCAAGCACTAATAAGGTTTGGAAGCTGGCAGAGATGCACGCTGCTTTGTTAGAGGCAAGAGTACAACTTGAAGAATCCAAGTGCGAGACTGATAAGTATATGCTTATGGTTTTACATGGTGATGAAACAGAGTTGACCTGGGGTGATATTCAAAAACGGTTCATCATGCCACGGGTTAAAAAAGATATGGTTGAGCGTCCTTTATTTTTTGAGGATGCACGGTGTAGTTATCAATCTTTGGTCCAGTGGATTAAAGAAGGATATACCGAACTACGGAAACCAGTCTTTAATTGACTCTCTCCCTCAGCCCTTCGGGGCTGACTGAGGGGCTCACCCTCAACACTTCGCTAGGTATTACCAGCATGGATTTAGAAGCATTAACAGGCCCTTGTATCGTCACTAAATACCTTGGCCCTACTGATTACAGGGGATCAAGAATTAAAGCTACACATACAAGGGATAGTGAAACGAAATGGAGTAAAACAGTTGGTTGTGATTCGGCCCTAGATTCTGATAAGAACCACGAGCGAGCAGCTCAGGCCCTTATAGATTCATGGCCCTTTAATGAACATTTTAAATTTGTTCTGAAGGGGCGGGGACATGATCACAACCACTATTATTTCATTGCTGATATTGAATCAGAAGCTAATCCGTAAAGGCGGGCGGTCAGGTTCAAGCCCTGACCCTAGCTATTCCCTCTTAACTGAGGGATTTTTTAAACACGTTAGGTTCTACCGACTATGCCTTCTATTATTTTTTCTAATGGTGACACCTCCAAAGAGGTGGCATTAAGTGAGGTTAATTCTGTTGAGGATGTTGCTTCCCATATGAAGGAAGTGATGACCGATGAACAGAAGACAACACTAGAAGAACTATCTAAATCCGATCAACCAAACTGGTTTAAGGATGGAAACTTAGACCAGTACTATCAAATTGAACGTGGTTAATTATGGAATCATTCATTATCTGGGGATGCGTAAGCATCCTCCTTTTTATTCTTCTTAAAAACATAGGAGCTTATGGAAGATGAACGATCCACAAATTGAAGCCGACATCACTGCTCATTATGTAGACAAGTGGTTTCACCATGAGATTACAGATGAGGAACTAGAAGAAAGATTTAGGCAGCATCCAATGTCCTATTACGAAGGCTTTAACTTCGATAAAAACAAACTGTCCACATATGAAGAGGACTACCTATAGGGGTCCAATGCGATCACCCTATGTTCCCTCTAAGTGGGATGTCTTTAAGTCTCTGATGATCTACGTTCTATTGTTCTTCTCTTTAGGAATAATGATAGAGATGAGACA